TAATTACAAAATTATTTATACCATTAGCAATGATAGTTGTTAATTTTTGTATCTGTCTACTAACAGAGCTTAACTCTACGTCACCAATTCTTGCTGTACCTGCTACAGTACGAATACCATCAGGACTAAGGAATAAAAGATCACCTCCTATTTCTTGAATACTATTCCCATCTAAACAACCAACATTCTGAGTAATAGGTACGATTGCAATATTACTACTATCACTAATGTTAATTAGTTTGAAAATACTATTCTTACAAAAAATAATTAGATCGCTACGAAAGCTTGCTAACCCTACAATAGCATCTGTTAGTTGTATGCTTCCTGCTCCTGACCCACTAAAAGAATCTGGATCAAGAGTAGAACTAAAAAATATTTTGTTCTTAGCAGTAGGAGCACCACCAACAACAAAATGATTCTCATGTATTACACCTACAGTAGGAGCTGTAGTGCTGTCTACTGTTATTTCACTTGCAAAGAAAGTCCTATCTGCTAAAGCTCCTGTACCTGTCATTTTAAAAAAGAAAGGTTTATTAGCTCCATCACAGATTAACATTTCACCATAGTCAGATGTACCTTCAAACAATGCAAAGCTACATTGTCCTTGACTAGTTCGTGCATCATTAGAACGTCCACTAAACGTACTAAAGGTATCGCCACTTCCTGAAACACTTGCTTTATTTATCTGTAACCAACTAGTGCCATCCTGACTAAAAAATATACCTGTTCCTGAACAAGCAATTAATCCATCTGCATATACAGCTAGTCCAAGTATTCTATTACTAGAGTTAGGTCTTGCAGAAGAACCTCCACCAAATAAAGTAAAGCCACTAATACGCCTATACCCACCATCAGGATCTACTTCAAAGTTTAATAACTCTGTAGCTAATCCAGGCTGTCGCATAATTTCAAGTTGATTTAAATTAACATTCAAACCACCTCGACATGCTAGGGCAAAGGGTTGAGACATTAGAGGAACCTTATCCTGTCATCTTTAAAATATCCTGGTGAAGCCTCCATTAAGTTTAGCTTCATTAGTCGAAGACCTCGTTTATAGTCTTCTAATGCAAATGCTGCTGACTGAGGATTCTCTTTGAACTGATGAACATAGTATCTAGCTCTTGCTAACAATACTGTTTTGTAAGTTGTAGGAAATACTAACTGATCTCCATGAGCTGATAACTCTGTAGGTAAGTCATAAGCATAGAAAAATATACGATAGACTTTATCTGGAATAGGACTTAATCCAAACTTTCTATTATCAGGACTTTTAATAACTCTATCAGGAGTACCAAAATTCTGACTATCAGCATCATCTTGATTTTGAGCTATTCTAAAATAATCTTTCCATTCTTCAGTTGAAGTAAAACGTAAGTTACGAATTGTAAATGGAGCAGACTCTCCTGATACCCCTACTGTTGTAAGTAAAAAATTATCATAATCTATAGAACCATAATCAGTAGTTAAACTAGAGCTATCACTTTTAAGTAAATACCATCTTGTACCAGCTACAGTTTCTATAAAAGCATTGCCATACATAGGATCAGTAGATCCACTTAAACCTGTTGCAAGAAAAGGCCACTGAGGTTCTTCATTGACAATATCAAGATAAGCTCTATTAATAGCATCTTTAATATGTGCCTGAACTCCAATTGCTGACGTAAACGTAGAGCTAGTTAAAGTAACTTCATTTAACTCTCTAAGTAAGTCATTGCATAAATTAAGATAAGTTTCAGCCATAGTTACGCTTTATGTTTTTTCTGCACTGGAAAGTTAACTGCTAAACTAGCACCTTTATGTTTAACAAACTTTCCATCATGCTTCATTATTTTATAGCTACCATTCTTTTGCTTCATCCAATGATAGCCCTTGGGAGCAGGAACTTTCATATAGTTACCTTGATAGTAACTTTATCTCCATACCCTTTAGAAGAAGGCATTACATTGGTTTTTCTAGAGCAATCTCTTTCCATTTCATGGATAGAAGCATAACCACCAGTACCATACATAGCTCTACCACCACCCATCATCTTTTTCTTTTTAGCCATCCCACCATACATCATTTTCTTCATATCATATTTCATTTTTTAATCCTTTAAATTTAAATAGATATTCTGTAACCAACTATTTCTTCTTTAGCTTCAGAATCTTTTTCAGCTTTGGAATTAAAAATTTTGTCATAGTTTTCATCAAACTTTTGTTTATTAAATCCTTTTCTATAGCGACTTTCCTTAGAAACAATCGCTTTACGAAACATAACAGGTTTTTCATTTGAACCTATTTGAGACATAAAATACTCCAAAAAAGCATAGAGGGCCACATCGTGACCCCCTAAACTTAGGTTTACTAGTCAATACCATAAAAGGCAGAAACTAATGCTCCACCACGAAGGACTTTGGCTCCATATACGTGCAGACCACGTACAATGTCACCGAAGCTATCAGGATCACGCAATACTTCTGTATTGGTGATTGTCTGAGCAGTTGCCGTAGATGAAATATGTCCAGCAAGACACTTACCTGCTGCATTAGTTGTAGCAGCAATGTTATTGCTCTTGTACATATTAAATCCACGCAACAGCCCAGAAGATACTAGACCATTCCTAATAGATCCTTGTCCTGCGTTATAGTCAACAGAAAGCAGCTTGGAAGAACTTGAAGCCAGGACTTCATAGAAGTCAGGACTTGCAAGGAACCAGCGACCTTCTTCAGGTACATTCTGCTCATCAAGTAGACGAGCCATATGACCAAGGACATCAATAGGATCATGCTCACTTCCAGCAAATCCAATGTCCAAGTTACCAGTACCATCAAAAGTACCAGCAGCTAGGTCAGTAGCATTATCAGATCCCAATATATGATTAGGACTCGATGCAGAAACACCTGCAAACATAGTTGCGATTACACCTGAATCAAAAGCATCACGAAGAGCATAGGCAGCAGATGAAGTTGCTACGTCACGAAAGTTTACGTGAGACATATTTGTTTCTATGTCATCTACGATGAACTTAAATGCATTAGCAATATCAATAATTAACGTAACCTCTTGGTCAGTTAATTTAGTTGCTGTTATAGCCTGTCCTCTTTCGTACTGATCAACTGTGATTTCAGGTTCTTTAATTATTCTTACTGTGTCACCAAAAGCAGCGATTTCGCCAGCATAGTCTGTATTGGTAATTGCTTCCGCTACAGATGCTTTACGAAAAAAGTTTAAAACCTGCTTAGAATAAACCTTGGGTAAGAAAAACGAGTTTGTTTGCCCCGATACAGAATTACCAAAGTTAGCATTGGTATCTGTACTAGGTTCAAAAAACTGATCACTTGTGTTTGAAGCCATTTTATATTTCTCCTAAGAAAAGAATTTTAGATTTTCCTCACCCTTCCCTCAGAGATAGCATTGCGAATTTCTTCTTCATACTTATCAAACTGATCAAGGGACATTTTGGAAATTTCAGTTTCAGTCCAAACTTTTTCCTGACTAGGTTCTACATTGGTTGTTTTAGTAGAAACCATATCAGCAGCAGACTCTGGAGACTGCTTTCTTTTAGCTGGACTTCTTTTTGGAGAGCTTTGTCCTATACCAGATTCCATTTTATAAAGATCAATAGCTTTTGATGCTAAAGCAACATTATCAGGATTACGATAAATCCAATCTTGTATTTGTTCAGGTTGTTCTTTAGCCCAATCGTGAAAATTATCATTACCACGAATATCATCGTAGTCAGGATGGTTTTCTCTCATTGTCTGTTCAGCTTCACGCATTACAATTTCTCGTTCTCTTTGCTCAATAGCAGAAAGACGAGGTTGTAAATTGTTTACCTGTTCAGAAGCAATGTTATGTGCTACTGATTCAACTGTTTCATACAAGTCAGGATTAGACTCCCTAAACTCTTGAAGTTCTTCTTGAGATTTAGGAGCTTCATAACTAGGTTGAGATGCTTGCATTTGAGATTGAAAATCCATCTCTTTTTGCTTGAACTCACCTATTTTCTGATCATATCTACGCTTTAGATCATCGTATCTTTTTTTATAATTATGATTAGTAGAAGTTTCTTCAGGGGCCGACTTACGTTGTCGGGTAGCCTTTGTAGGTTTAGGGGCTTCATCTTCATAATATAATTCATCAGCTTGAGGCATACGTTTCCCGTCAGCTTCATGCCAAGATTTCTTCATATTATAAGGATTAGGTGTCCTTTCCTCTTCTATTACATCTGTTTCAGACATTACTCTTTCCTTTTCTAAGGGGCTTGTTTTCTTGCAAGGTAGCCAATTCTAAACGTCTAAAGAATCTGGGGCTTGTATATTACAAGGTAGCCTTATTTTAATTTACACCTAGTAAGCTAGGAGCACGATTAGCTCTCAACATGTTTTTCTTTATTTCATCTTGAGCTATTTTTTCATAAGCAAGAGGATCTTCATCCTTTTGGTTATACATCATCATGCCACCTTCTTGTTTAGGCATTCTCATTTCACCACCATCA